CGTTGATTCCTGCGTAGCGTCCGACTAAAGCAGGATCAACGTAAGATTTGATCACAGAATCTGCGTCATTAGAAGGTGCCGCGCCAACTTGTTTTCTAGCCATGGCTCCCCTTATCCAATAACGACAACGCGGTATTGATTAGTTGTAGGAGCAGTTGCGAAACCAAGCGTTACCACAGTTGTAGATGTATGAGTAACGTCACACTCAACTTCTACGCCACCAGTAACCTCAAAAACTGCAACATGAACATCGAGAGTACCTAAGTTATGAGTAATTGTTGCAGACGTAGAACCGCTAGGAACGTTTGTAGAATAGCGCTTTGCGAGGCCAGAATAAGCTGTATCAATACCAACGCCAGAGCCGTCCACAGTAAGACCCCCGCCTGCGGCTGGGACCACAGAGAAGGTAGCGCCACTGAGATTTAAGCCGTTGCCAGCTGTATAGCTAGAGCCGCTCCCGCCTAAAGCAACAAAGTTAATAGAGGTTGTACCAATAGTAATAGCCCCGTCCGTAGACATAACAAAAGCTTTGTCACCATTAACTGTGCCTTGTTCCACAGTAACGGCAACGCCATTGGTAAACTCAGAACCTTCATCAAGATCTGTAGCGCGTGACCATGCGCCAGCAGCAACAACGTAAATACCATTGCCGCTAGCTGTAGTTTGATCTTTAACTAAGACGCGGTCACTAGCAGCACACGCAATGCCATCAATAGTCTGAGTACCACTCAAAGTAATATTTGCTGTGGTAGCAGCTTTAACTTCTGCCTTCCACACGAGCCCACGAATTGCGGCCTGTAACTGCCCATATGTAGCAGCATCAGCAGCAGACGAACCGTCCGCCAGGTTAGCGATCTTTTGGCTAGCCAAGTCTAACCCAGTTAAAAACTTCTTTGCCATGTTATTTTCCTTATGTTAGAATTGCTTGACCAGTCATTGGACTAGGCATTGTAATTACAACTGTAGTAGTAGTAGAAACTATATCAGCTTCTACTTCTGTATTCGTATCATCATAAAGCACTACATTAGGTCGACGCCCTAAATTATGGTTAATAGTCCAAGTCGCCATTGCTACAGACTGAGTATGCACATAACCTGTGGTAATAGGATTAGCTTCAATGTAATCTTCCACAGCACTAGAAATAGCAGCCTGGCTTACGATACTAGAAAATGGCCCGGCTACAGTAATACGCTGATTAGCATCATTGACAACAATAATTTCTTGGTCATTTTCATTAATTACAATTGCCATTATGTTACCACAGGCTCTCCAAGAGACTGCGTAATATTCGGTACCACAGTGACTGTTCCTTCAATAACGCGCGCCGTGCCAAAAGTTAGAGATGTGACTTCTAAATCATATTTTAATCGGCGTTTGTCTAATAACGTAGTATCAGCAGCACTGAGTAAAATTTGGATTTGTCCATTAGTAGTACCAAGTACTAATTTAGAGTTTTCTGTGGTAAGATCAGCGTAGATTCTACCGCCTTGTTTATCTCTAATCTGCATTTCAGCAGTAGCACCAGTTAAATCAATTGGAACCGGAGTAGTATCAGCCGTCGTCCAAATTAGAGTACGTGAAAAACTGGCGCCTTGTTCAATTTCTAAGTCTAGCTGTCCAGCTGACATTTTACCTCCCAAGGCGCCCGACTCGAATTAGCCGGGCGCCGTTAGTTGATTAACTACTTCTTAGACTCGATCTTACGACCTTCATTATTTGACTAGCGCCATTCATAGCCCCAACGTACGGCTCCCCAGTCACCAATAGCATCACAGCGAGCAATGCTGGTTCCTCGACCCCATTGCCAACTACCTACAGCCTTACGATCCGCTTGCCAACCTAAACGATCACACCAAGCAAATGCACGATACTGATGCTCACCATACTTCTTGGGATTAGTAAACTTAGGGCCATCGCAAACAACCTTAACCCATTCACCATCCCAGCTACCAACACCACCATGAGTAACTTTACAGCCCAGAACATCAGAGGTAGATGCAGCATAGGCAGTTCCGCTAGGAATAAGCAACGCTAAAACCAATAAGAATACACTAATTAACTTCTTCATTAGAAACAACCTCCACATTACCCACAGAAGGGTTACCATTATTGAAACCAGCGACAATAGACTTGACTACAGACAACACAGCAGCAGCTCCGGCAGAACCAAGAATGACTCGCCAATCAAGGCCTTGAGTAGTTGTCACGCCTAACGCTAACCAGACACCTAAGAATGTCTGAAAGAACGTAGCGACAGACCGTTCAAGAACAGCCTTCCAAAAATCCAATGTATACATTTTTTCCTTATGTAGTAGAAGTTGCCACAGTAACTGTGGTGGCAATAGCGTTGTGATCGGATCGAGCACCAGACTTAATAGTCCGAGACTTACCAAACACAACAGAACGACCTAAGATATAATCAAGCCGCTTTCCGCTGTCGGTTGTTGCACCTGTATTGAGCACAATAAAACCAGCAGCTTTAGCCCACTCCATAACTGTGGGAGTATTGGAATCTCCACCAATAACTGTGGGCAGATTCTTATCAAGGGTACCAATTAGCTTGGCGAAGTATCCCTTGCGTGCTTTTTCCGCATCTGCCACAGACTTATAAAGCTTAGTTGGCGGTAAATGGAAAGAAGCAAACTGAACTTTCTGTCCTGTTTCTCTGTGCTTAAGAACAGCAATCACAGCACCATGGTAAGAAGTCGGACCAAACGTAACTGGGGTTCGCTCTGTATGAGCCCACTTCTTTTTCTCAAACAAAATTGTCTGAGACTTACCATCATCGCGAGTCCAGACTAACCATTTATCCATACCGCCACGAGCTTTACGGATAGCGTCACGCTGAATTCGAGAAAATTCCACAAGTAAATTGACGCTAGAGGCCATTCCTACTACCACAGGCCCATCGTCATTAGATTTACCACCGAATCGAGTGTCTTCTCCGTTATATTCACCAACATTAAATTTGGTAATCATAGGCTTAGGTTCTACAGGGCCCGGTTCTGTGGTAGTAGGCAATAACTTGAAACCTGGAATACGACGAACGCCTGTGAAATACTTGCGTGTCTTCCAATAGCTCAAAGTTGTGGAAACAACTCCACTAGCGCGGCCACGAGCTTCAATGATACGCCAGTCGCCATTCGACAACTTGGCAGTGATGACTGCCATGTGGCCGATACCATTAGAACGAGCCGGGTTATTACGAAGAAACACAAGATCACCCACAGTTGGTGAACCTGTAACAGCTTTACTTCTATTGTAGAGACCGGCTGCCGTATCATCTCCCATAATAAATGCGCCAGATTTATTGTTCAGCCAGATGACTAATCCAGAACAATCTAATGCTGTAGGATTATCCTTGTTATATGGGATCGGCTGACCTAAAATGTACTGTTTTCCAACCTGAGCCTTAGCTAAATCAGCATATTGCTGTGCAGTAAATAAATTACTAGTTGGCATCGTCACTCATCTCGTCGTCAGTAGACGGTTCCCATTCCGCAGGGAGCTCTGTGACAGGCGCTTGAGGCGGCTCCGGCCCGTCTAGCTCGCCCATATCGAAGTCTAGAGCACGGTCATCGTCAGCAGGGTCTAAAACTTCTTCATTCATTGTATCTCCCATCAGGAGCATTAGGTGCCTTATCTTGTAATCTGTGGAACGACCATCTATTACTAAGATCAGCGTACCAAACACCCCAAATATTTTCAATATTGATTACTCGGTCTTTTAATGATGCGATCTCAACATTCTGTTTTTCGATCTTGCCATCCTGAGTTTCAATATGGGTCTTAAAATCATCAATTTGTCCGTTCAACATATCGACGATACCTTTTGCCACATTTGAGATAGCTATAGCATTAGCTACCTGTGCTGTGGAGGTATCAATAGGTCGTTTTTTACGCATTTGATACCAATAATATGCGCCGACAATAGGTCCTCCCGCACCAAAAAACCACATTAACCACTGTAGCATCCAGTCAGGGGGATTGAACATTTTCTAATGCCTCCACATTTTGTCGAGTCTTAAACTCATCTCTAAGAACATCTATAAACTTATAGATATGTGCGATTGTTAATCCTGCTCCTAAGATGCCAGGAAATAACGACAAAGGATCAGTGATTAAGATAGAAAATGTATACAGTCCCCAACCAGAAACTGATATCGGCACGCCAATAATAGCTAGTTTCCAAGCTGTGGTACGCAGTTTCCAAGGTGCCGCTGAAAATACAGTTAATGTAGAACCAACAAATAAGAGTCCCCCGATGACTCTACGTGCTGGATAACCTGCATCTACTAAAGCTGGATTGACCCTATAAGAAAATCCAAAGAAAGACCCTGTAAATAGAGCCAATCCAGCGATAGCAAATGAGACTAGTACAATTACTATAGTTTTGCTTAGTCTCATGTCTTTGTCCAAACCATTAATTGCCTACTTTCCTGATCTGATAATAAGATTGTGCTAATCCAGCATCAGGTGTTCCGGCAACCGGATTAAATATAGTGCTAACTCCTGAAAATACTTCAAATGCAACATATTGACCAGACGTTAAATAAATGCCTCTAGCATTTACAGTTTGTGCTAGCCATCCAGTTCCGTTGCTAGCTTCAGAAGCTAAAACAGCACCAGTGCTCAAGATGATATGTGCTGCTCTGTTATAAGCG